ACATCATCAGAAGCAGACGTAATTGTAATACCAGCACCAGCCTTAATCTTAGTATTCAAATAACCAGGAATGTCGTCAAAGTAATTATGTTTAACCTTATTATCTACAACAGCATCAAGGTCAACATCAAAACTTATATGCTTGTTATCTGGACTTAGACTTGGAGAAACTGTATTAGAAGCTACGAACTTGTCAAAAAGGTAGTCATTAGTATCAGCAGAAGTAGACTTAACCTTACCAATACCAGATGTGACACTTGAATTTACTGAAGCTGTTAGAAATTGTCCGTTACTATTCCATGAGATTGTTGATGAGCTACTAAATTTGGAATCGAGGTAACCAGCAGAATCACCCATAGAAACTTTAGATAGCCCTTTTGATGATACTTCTAATTGTCTTGTTGCTCCTACTACTTCAATAATATCCATACCATCACCAGGAATAACTTTGGACATTAGATAGTCAGGGTTTGTATCGTCTAGACTGGTTGCTACTTTATGATCTGATACACTTAAAGAACTACCAGACTCATCAATCCAATCTCTACTAGCAATTAAAACATCATTACTTGTCTTTACTTCAAATTTATAATATCCAGAAGTAATGAAATATTGTGGTAAGTTTCCAGACGCATCAGCAATTAGTGGGTTTGGTGTAGGAGTTGTTAGTTCTTTGTCATAATATAGTGCTTTTGGAAGATTTGTAGATCCACCAACATAAGAATACAACTTACCATTAGATAGAGGTTTCCCATTATTATCAGTAAGTTGTTGAAAGAAGAAAGGTGCGGTTCCAGCCATTTAATATATTTCCTTTCTTTTAATTAGAGTTGAATTATAAAGATTGGAATATATACCTATCAGAGACTAAGAACAATTTACCATTTCCTCCACCACACCCAGTTCCACTATTACCAACAAAATCGTTTCCAAATGTGATGTTAGTAATAGTTCTAGGAGTCCAACCTTTAATACCATCATAACTTGTCAACATTCCAGAAGAACCAACAACTATATACACACCACTATCACCATAAGCATCATTGAATACATTTGGTCCTTGTGGTGTTGGTGACCATTCTCCTTGTTCATCAGTACGATCTAGACTACTAAAAGACACCATCCAACCACTTGCAAACATACATTTATATCTTGAACTTGTATATGTCATGTATAACAATCTATTACCAGCAGAAGCATTTGAACCAACTTGAACAAATCCTAAGTTAGCTAATGTTGTGCTATAGTACCAATTACCAAAATCATCACCAACTACCCATTTATTTCCGATATACCCGATCCAAGCAGAACCTGAATATGCTGAGTTTACTGCCATTCTAACTGGATTAAATGTAGCTCCGTGATCGTAAGATACTAAACAATAACCACCTGATGCCCCAAGAACTACAGTAGCTCCATTATATCCAATATTATGTACTTGATTATTGACAAAGGATTGAGGCCAGCCAGCATTATATATATTTCCACCAACCCACACAATACCATCTGTTGACCTATATGTTCCGTAATCATCAGACCCACTACCTTGTAAACATCCACTAACAATATAATAAGTTCCATTCCATACTATATCTTGTAATCTCCATGTAGTATTTGGGAATGTTATTTTAGTCCAAGTAATACCATCAAGACTATTAGCGAGATATCCAGAAGAACCTAAAGCCCAATATTTTCCATTTACAAATCTGATTCTTGTTAATTGAGAACCAACATTACCAAGACCTCCAACACATTCCCATAAAGCACCATTGTATACATATCTACTACCATTCTTACTTATTATTTTTCCATTAGTATCAGTAGTCAAAACACCAACAGCAGATAATAGTGGAACGTGTGGATTATATAAAGAAGGACCAACAGAACCATCTAAAACAGGATATCTTGTGTCTGAGGTATACTTACAATTTGATATATTCTTTGTAGTGTATGTGTATAATAGTCCAGGTAGTTCACAATCAACAGCAGTAATATTTGTAACAGAACTCCAACTTGAACTATGTGATTTTGATACTTTAACTCCATACAATCTTAAATTAGTACCAGAAAAAGATGCTAAAGATCCAAATTTAATAGTTCCAGAACCAATAATCTCAGTATCACCAAAACTTACAGGAGAATTAGCAAGATATGTTTTATTATTACTAAGTCTTACATATTTCGTACCAGCACTATAGGATAATAAAAGATAATCATCAGCAACACCATCAGCTACAGCACCTAACATTTCTGGATATATGTATTGGTTACCGAATGTGAATATTTTAGAACCAGTTGAGCTTATTTGGAACATTTTTATAGCTTTTGGTTCTATGTAATTTGCTGTAACATCCAAAGAAGAAGAACCAGTAAATGTGATAATAGATCCATTAACAAATCTCAATACATTAGGAAAGACCCATGTAGAAGCAGCAATACTAACACTTTCATCAATAACTACAATCATATCTTTATTAGTTGTTGAAAGAAGTAATTTATCCATTCTTTCATCAGCAGTATTACCAGCCATCCAAGATAGTTTAATTTCTTCTATAGTATTGTTAAACTTTGGAGATACTGACTGACCAAAACATCTATCACTTCCAAGAAATACAGAACCAGAAGCAAAAGTCATAGTAACAGAAAGAGTAGAAATAAAGACCGCATTATCAGCCATTTGTACAGTAGAGTTGTCAGGAATAGTTACGTTTTGGTTGATATATGTTGAAGCAGTATAAAGAACAGGAAGACCATATTTAACCGAAAGTGCGGTATTCTTGTTAAAATTAGATGCTTGGTCGATTGAAACAGAATACACTAAACCAGACCAACGAGGATCAATCACACCATCAAAAATACGCTTATATACTTTTGAACCAGTTTGTGAAGTAAGAATAATAGCGTCATCATCAAGATCAGTAGCAGAGGGAATATATTGAAACCATCCTTGACCACCATCACCTTCTGTAGTTCTTCCTGCAACATAGACAAGATCCGGAGTTGTTGATAGTGCTCTAAGTTCAGCATATGTTTGTAGTAAAGTTGTATTGGCAGTAGAATCATAAGCAACACCACCTAAACTTGAACCTATAATACCGTCTACTGGGGAATCTACTTGGACATCATTTAGATCAGTAACCTTTATACGATATGCTCCAGAACCAAGAAATATAGTCTCAGAACCAGATGCATCAAGAATAACTGGGTTTGTATGTGGTATAGTTCCAGAAACATCTTGATAAACAGTTTTGGGTGTGTTTGTTCCGGATTGATAGAAATAAATCTTACCACCTGATAACATTTTTCCGTCATTGTTAAACTGTCGCATTATGTAGTTAGGTAGCAAAGATAAAGTCGCCATATATATTCCTTTTATATTTAATTAGACCCAAAAGTAAAAGTGGCGGATATTGAAGTAAAATGATATAATAAGTAATAGAAAGTGAGGAGAATTTTAATTATGAGAAAGAAACTAGTTGCTGGTGTTGGTGTTACTGATATTCCGATGAAAGACGAAAATGGTAAAACAATGAAATCGTATCAATCTTGGCAACATATGTTAAATCGTTGTTATTCAGAAAAAATACAAGAAATACATCCAACATATAAAGGGTGTTTAGTTTCTTATGAATGGCTTACATATAGTAATTTCAAAAAGTTCTATGACACTAACTATAAAGAAGGGTTTCAACTTGATAAAGATATTCTAATTCGTGGCAATAAAGAATATTCTGAAAAAGCTTGTAGATTCGTTCCTGCGTATATTAATTTGCTTCTTATTGATCGTGGTGCTAAAAGAGGTGAATATAAGATTGGGGTAGATTTTTATAATGGTAAGTTCCGCTCTCAATGTAATAATGGAACTGGAAAACAAAAATATCTCGGTTATTACGAAAATGAAGAAGAAGCGTTTCAAGCGTATAAAGAATTTAAGGAACAAACAATAAAAAGAATAGCACAATCAGCATATGGGAAAGGTGATATAGACATTGACATTTATCACGCCCTTCTAAAGTGGGAGATTACCGGATGATTTACTCCACCAATGAAACACCGCCTACCATTTAGACCCTTGACGATTGGCCGGTTCTTTGCTATTATTTGTCTATCGAGGTCAAGGGTAAATAAAAGAAAGAGGTCTAATATGGATAGCGAGGAATTGCAAATGTGTAGAGACGAATTAGCCGAAATATATCAAAACATGGAAAATATCAGAAAAGAATATAATCAACCAAAAGAAACAGATACTGAAAATGACATCGAAATCTACAACAAACACAAGACAAGATTAGAAAAGTTGTCCGTGTTTCATAAGAGTTTGATTGATCCTAAAATTCTTAAAATGTATAACGTGGAGGTTTAAGATGTCTTTTTTAATTTGTTTGTTGACTCTCGCTTTTATTATTGGGCTTATTTACATCACTATTATGGGGCTTGGATTTATTCTTGGTTTATGTGCTATTATCGTTAGTGTTGTTGTGTCTCCTTTTGTTTTTGTTAATGATTATATTGTTAAGAAATTCCCGAAAGCTCCCACACTAGACGGTATTATTAAATCAGCCCCAATTGCTTATTTTCTTATTTGTGTTGCTGGAATTATTTTTATTATTGTATATGGGACACTCAAAATGTTGTTTATTTGAAAATATCTCTAAGAAGTGGTATACCAAATTCACCAACAATACCAGCCTTTTCAGATACAGCATCACTTCCAGAACCAACAGAAACACCTTGATATAATTTTGATGCTGTTGGTGAAAGAACTTTATTTGTTGTGTATTGTAAAATTGGATTAACATTTTTATCAATAACACCACCAGCTAACCCAGAAATACGATTTGTTATTGGGAAGTCTTTTAGTTCTGGTTGGTATAATGGTAATTCTTGTCTAGTTCTTAGTGTGTTTTGCGATTTAGCTAAAGCAACATCAGCATCATTTGTAATATTTTTTAGTAGATTGTAATATTGTTCTTTACCAACATCATCTACATCCCTTCTTAGATTTTGTAGAACTGGCCCATAAACATCTGCTCTAGCTGGTTCTTCTCCTTTAAGTTTCAATCCATGAGCAAAATCACCAACTTGAGGTTTTGTTGGGTTCATAGTTGGGTCTATATTAGCTTTTCGTAATTCATCTAAATATGCTACTCGTTCCAAAGCTTCACGTTCTGCTTCTCTAAGAGCATTTACTTCTGCTTCCTTAATAGTTTGTCTGCGTAAAGGTCCACCAAATAAAGTAGAGCCTAAACCACCAACTAGTCCACCACCAATTCCAGCACCAATAACACCTTCTATTTTTGGTTGTTCTGAATTAGTATAGTAGTCATAAGCACCAAGACCACTACCTACTTCTGCTCCTCTAACCGCTTGTTGTAACTTTGTAGCTCCACCAATAGGAATTACATTTTCTGGTGCCGATAACATTCCAGTAGCCCCTTCACCAGTATTTCCAAGTTCAAGTGCTTCTTTGTAATATTCTTGTCCAGTTTTTTTATTTGGACCTCCACCTTCTCCAAACAAACGATCTTTATAATACTCAAGATACGTCATTCCCAAACCTACAGGGAGTGATAAAATATTTCTTCCAAGAGTATAAGCAGAGCCAGCATTAGCATCACGTTTAGCAGCATCTTCAAGAGAAATATATGTGTCTGGATTTGTATTTCTATAAGCTTGTGAATCTACATATTTAACAGCATCATCAAAACTACCACCAGCACGTGCAAATTTAGATGCTGAAAATTGTGATTCGAATAATGCTTTTTGATTATCGTCCAAACCAGAATATCCAACTTCAGAAATATTTCTTTTTAATAGTTCGTAATCTTCTGGAGAATTATAAGAATATGTAGTTGGTTGGGTTTTGGATTGATATTCCTTTTCAGATTTAAGAATATTCCAAGTTCTATCATTATCTAAAGCAGCATCTCCATTTGTTTGATAATCTTTTAGGGCTTGATAAACTGAATCTGGAATAGCATCAATATCACCGTATCTTTCAAGAGTTTTATTTTTGATTTCTTCATATGTCATAGCCATTATAAAGTTCTACCTTTCTTACTTGGGTTTGATGGGTTTGATGGTTTTGGTGTAATTGGATTAGGCTTTGCAGCATCTTTACCCTTTCTACCAGCAAATTTCTCAGCATCAGTCTTTTTAGGTTCTGGAGAATTTGGTTGTATGGGTGTTTTATCTATACTTCTTGCTATACCACCATTTCTTGCTAACGATTGAATCATATTTTCTACAGTACCATTATACCAAGCATTACGTTTCTTTTCATCAGCAACAAACTTACCAATCTCTCCTTTTCCAAGATTATAAAGATCACTTACAAGGTTCCCATTCGCATCTAACATAGACTTAACAAATATTGCTTTAGGGGAAGGAACAGAACCCATAGCAATTAAATTAGCTACAATTACATCACGATTAACACTACCATCTGCTTTTGCTTTTGCTACAGCAGCTTGATAATCCCCTTCAAAACCACCTATTTTCTTTGCTCCAATAACATCATCAACAGTTTCATTTAATACTCTTACTCTGGCAGCTTCATCTTTACTTACTGGCCTTGTGAAAATATTTGTCTTTTGTCCAGCTAAGTCATATTTTTGTTGTTCTTCAGCTCTTACATTTCCAGATTGAGCAAGAACTTCACCAATAGCAGTAGAATTTCCAGATACTAGTTTTTCGATCATGTCTTGTTTAGCTTTAGTAACTTTAGCATTATAATCATTTTTATCAGCTAATGTTCCTTCAAGATCAAATTTACCGTCTTTATAATGTGCTCTTGGTGCTGGAACTGTAGAAGCAGCATAAGATAGTAATTGGTTGACAGCTTCTTGACTTGGTTCTTTTCCTAATTTTCTCAAAGCGTTATCAATACCAGACTTTAATTCTACACCACCAGCAGAATTTGAAAGAGCAGTATAATCAAAAGTAGGACCAACACCACCAGCAGAACCAACATCACCAATTTCAAGAGGATTTTTACCAGTTCTTCTTAGCATTTCTTCAACAGCGGAATATTCTTTTGGTTCTTTGATAGTATAATTATAACCAGGTTCATTATCTGCTGGAAGGGTAAATGTTTCTAATGGTCGTGGTTCTTTTGCTGTTAATGTCCCTTGTCCTAGATCAATATTACTACCATCGACAGAAACAGATGGAGATTCAGTAGCTTGATATGTAGTTGATGGTGAAGGAACAGCAGTACCAGTTAAAAATTGTGATGGTTTTGCTGTTTCTAATTGTGATATAGGAGCATTTAACCAATCGTTCGTAGTATTAATTCTTGGATCTTGTTCTGTAGAAATAGTAGTAATATTTTGTGGGTTATCTCTCCATTCCCGACCTGCATCTGGATTACGACCAAGACCTTCTAATTCTGTTGACGCTCTTGCAACTTCAGAAGCAGTTAGTGCATTTGCTTTAAGATTATTGAAATAAGCTTCTAAACCTTCAAGACCAATACCTTTTGAAGCAGCTTCCTTGATAAATTCAGTAGGTAAGGTTCCAGCAGATGTTAACATAGAAGAACTAATATTTTGGAGTGCTTTCTTTCTCTCACCTTCTCTCATTTCATATCCAGCTTTATACCCACTGGAAAGAACTTCACCCATATCTCTATCTTGTGGTGCTGTGAAAAAAGTAGCCATTATTTTGCTCCCCAGATTGAAGTAATACCACCAGCAAGATTATCCCCAAGACCTTTAGAAGTAGAATTAAATATTTGTCCTTTAGCATTCCAACCAGATTGTGATGCGTCTCCTTGGTTTTGATAATTTGTATTGATAGCTGAATTATATTGACCAAGAAGGTTTTGATTAGCATTTGTAGCTTGAAGACCCATATTAGCAAGGTTTCCGTAATTAGCCATGTTTTGATTTTGTGTATTGAATAGATTTTGGAAAGACTGATTAGCAAGACCGTAATTTTGTTGATTGGTTCCTAACATTTGCTGATATGCGTTGTTATAATTTGTCATAGCCATCTTATTAGCATTGTTAGAAAGAGCTTTAGCTAATCCACCACCCATACCACCTTTAGCCATTGCAGAAGCTTGTGTCGCCTTACTTGCCTGATCAGAAGTATATGCCGCACTTGGATCTAGATATTGTGATACTTGTCCAGGACTTGATTGATATTGTCTTGCATCCGGTCCAGTACCAACATTAGCAAGATAGTTTTTAGTAGCATCAGTATATCCACCAACTCCATATTGTCCAGCAGTTGTATATGGATTATAAGCAGCATTAGCACCTTGTTTACCTTGCTCTAGAGTATTAATTCCTTGGTTTGATAGATTTCTGTAAGCATCAATACCTTTTTGTGTATCGTTATATTGCCCAATCCCTCCAATCAAACCACCTGCTGTTTTTGCTGCTGCGGCTGCTATAAGTGCTGGTATCATATTTTCTTGTTTCCTTGTATATATTTAATTAGAATTGAACGAAATAAAATCCAGTTGTAGGTTCTGATAGTGTGATTGATCGAGAACCTTTTACAACTATATTACCACCTATTAAACTATCTACTCCAACATTATAAGGAAGAGTAATAGTTTGTTCTGTATTTCCTGTAAAGTGATAAAAACATATAATACCTGAGATTGTGTAGTTAAAGTTGGTATTTGTAATTGTAAGAACTCTATTAGCACTTACCCAATCATTACCTAAACTTTGAAACCATTTCTTCCAAGGTATACTAAGTTCTAAACCATCTACTATATTTGTACTGACTGGGATTGGAGAACTAAACTTTGACATCTATTACCTCATCATTGGAGTTACATCTATAATCATACCTACTAAAATAACTTGTACTGGATCTGTAATAGTTAATCTCCACACTCTATTTCTTGATACTCCTAATGTTGTAAGTCTTGTTCTGTATTGATATTGACCTTGCATACCAATTTTACCAGTTCTTTCATTTGACCAAGATTCACCAGCATCATTAGACCAAGCTATTTCACATTCTGGATCTTTACCGATTAGTTGTGCTGTATTTGTATTAAGTCCTACACCTTGTCTAAACATAATTTGGATACTATTAAACCTATTCAACATACCTACATTAAATTCAATAGGAGTAGTTTTAATACATTTGATATAATTTACTCCATTTCCATCAGGGTTATCATTTTGGAAGTAGGTTGTAGATAATTCAAAATAGGAAGAATGTGATGAGTGACCAATTAAGTTTTTAGACCAATTGAAAGAACAATACATACCATTCCACATATTTACCTTTCCAGTATTATAATCCAAATATGTTCTTTCATGCCAAGTTTGCGTTACTAGATCATATGCCAAAGTCTTATTAGCTTCTGGGAATTGCATTACATAAAATACGTGACCTGCTTGAGCATATGTAAATCCAATACAATCAGAAGACTTAGACATATATTCAATTATTTGTTCTATACCTCTTGTTGAAATTCTCTTAGGTTGCATTCCTTCATTTGTAAATACACCAACCGTACCAGATTTATCAGCACCTAACCAAAACACATTATTCGCATATCTTGAAACTGAATATGGAGCGGAACAACCAACTTCAATAATAGCACCTTCATACCTTGCGAATAGTTGACCATTATAATCTCCAGTATCATAATGTACTTCTATACTATTATTACCGAAAAGCCATAACATATTAGTACAGTCGATCAATGAAGAAACAATATCAGGTCTTCCCATCTTTTGACCCATTTGTAGACCATCCCAATACCCTTGACTCTCAGCTGGATCATAATCTGTAGTAGTATCATCATGGTTTCTTTGATAATACGTGTTTGACCATAAGTATTGATTAGTCTTAGGTGAGTTAACGATAAAGTAAGAGTCTATATATGTTACGTGGGTTGGAGCAGCTGTACCTTCAGAATTACCAGGAAAATATTCGTCTGTAATTCTAATAAAAGATTGGTCAGCATAGTTAAAGATATATCCAGCAGAACCATCAACAATAATCATTTGGTAGCCATTCTCAGTAATAGAAACAGTTCCGGTATATGAGATTAGTGTTCCTTTTTGTCCTTTAGTTCCGTCTTCGTATAGTTCATAAAAGTATTGACCATTAACCACATATGTCTTTTGCTCAGCAGTTGTATATATAGCACGACAAGCACCTTTATTTGTAGTATCAGCAGCCAATAGTTTCATTCCAGGAATCTTCAAGAAATAATACTGAGCTTTTGAATTCTCTGATTGTGCTGTCTCTACGAATAAATTTTGACAGACTTCCTTACCAATTGAATTATAAGGACTTGAATATGGTTTGTTTCCTAATGGTAGTGTTTGATTAGCCATATATTAAAAACCCGCTAAAAGATTGAAATTACCAGAAGCACCAATTAAATCATTCTTAGCTCTTTGCATTCTTGTCTTGAAATTATTACTCTTCAAAGGTTTTAGTGCTGAGTGTAACATTTGCTGAACATTTACCATACTTGCCGCATCAGTACCAAACATAGGAGCAAGTTTAAGAGCAAGAGCATATATTAAACATTGGAACATTTCTGGTGGGTCAATAAAAGTATCAGTAATATTCTCGTATTCAGGAAGATATGACCGACCTAATACACGAACAGAATAACCAGAAGCTAATCCAGGAAAAAAGTAAATATTTCGTTGTGGGTATTCATTGTCGATATATGCTGCGTTTGGTAAGTTTGCTATATTTGTGATTGTAAGGTGTCTATATTCGTCATAACTCTTAACTGGTATTTGGTAATTGTTTGTATTGAATGAGATTATAACTTCATCTATTTCAATTGGTCTGGCTGATATTGTTCCAGATGTGCCTAATGAGATTGAATATACGTTTGTTGGTGTGGTATAAAATTCATCATATTTCTTGTAGTTAATATATTTTTCAGACCACTCAGCACGTAGACCATTTAATATTTGTAAACCAGTCTTAGATATAGCTGGATCAATAGACTCACCATAAGATATAACACCACATATTTGAAGTGCGTTGTAAAGAATATCATAAGCAGTGGAAGTAGAAATCATATAGTTACCTTTCTTTTAATTAGAGTAGAAATAGAAAACTTGACTCACGGATTTTAAAATGGTATAATGGTGGTATGAAACCTATAAGAACTATATCCATTGATGTTTTAAAATCAAGATATTATATAAAAGATTGGATGTTATATAATAAAGAGACATTTTCTAATAATTGTAAAAAAGATGAAATTGCTGGCTGGAAAAGAAATGGTGGTTATTATATTAGCATTAACAAAAAATCATATGCTGTTCATAGAATAATATATCAAATCATTAATAATATAGAACTATTACCAGAAGATAAAGTGATAGACCATATAGACGGAAATCCTTACAATAATAATATTTCGAATCTTAGACTAATTACACAATCACAAAATACTAAAAATACGAAAGGCCATAAAGATAGTAGTATTGGTATAAAAGGAGTTACATATGATAAATCAAGAAACAAATATATGGCTCAAATTATGTGTGATGGTAAAAAATATGCTAAACGATTTAATACTATAGAAGAAGCAAAAGATTGGTACGACAAACAAGCAATATTATTATTTGGAATTTATAATAGATGGTAAAAAGAAAGGGAGCTCAATTAAGAGACTCCCTTTTTTATATCTAAATTTTCAGTTTAGATATTAGTTACGGATTCTTACTGACCACTCTGGCCTGATTATTTTTATCCCGAAGATGGTGTCAAGACGGCTAACGAATCCAACTGAACCTGAAGCACCAACCATATCATAACCACGAAGGAAACGAATTCCAAGGCCAGTTTCATCAGACTTTTCATACTCAGCCATATCGAATGAAGAGGCTTTTGGTAGTACTAGTTCTGGAGAAGCAATTGCGAGTGCGTTTTTGTGGAAGATGATTGATTCTTGACCTGAAGCACCAGCAGCACCAACAAGTGTACCAGTCTTAGAAGCAACAGTAGTGCTAATATTCTGATACTCTCCACCAGTGATAGGAGCAGGAGAGACCGCGATTGAAGTAGCACCTGAACCAGCAGAAGTTACAACAGTAAATTGAGCAAGGTTAGAAGTTACAGCCTTAGTTAGTGGGTTTACTTGATATACACCAGCAACAGTAAATACGTCACCAGCATTAATAGCAGCACCAGTAGAAGTAACAGTTAGAGTTCCAGTCTCGGCCCAACCAGCAGTAAGTACAGGAGAACCAGCACCAATAGTAAGAGCTGAAACACCGCCGTTTACGTGAGTGGTTAGTGATTGTGAAGTGGCGAATTGAATACCAGCGAAATCACCAATATATCCCTTCTTGTAAATGCTGGAGATTGATTCTTGAGCATTGAAAAGAGTAATTTGAGCATTAGCAATTTCAGTCATAGCCTTTGGAGTTAGAACACCGAAAAGATCACCATCATCTGGGCAAGCACTATCAAGAAGAAGTTGCTTGGCAGTTAGAAGAGTTAGTGAAGTTACAGCAGTACCATAAGCACCGACAACCCAACCAGCACCAGTTTGAACACCTTGACCAGCCTTGAAAGCATTAATGAAAGAATCAGCAATCATTGAATCCATCTTAGCAGCAATAACAGCACCAGCATTCTTTACGAAACGAGCAGAGAACTTTTCAACCTTAAAGGCAAGATCAGTATCAGTAAAGCTCATTGGGGTAGTTAGAGTGGTACCAAGTGCGAGGTTAACCTTAGTTTCAGTTACGTTAGCAAGAGCAGCAGTATAGGCAAGATCATTTACTTGGACGTTGGTAAGAATTGGACGACGAATATCATAAGCGGTACCAATCTGAGCATCTTGTTTACCGAATTTTTCAGAGTAAGACCAGTCAGCACGATTACCAAGTACGAGAGCATTTTCGACTTGCATTAGGGTTTCTTTAGAGATGATCGAAGAAGTTAGAAGAGTTGACATTATATTTTTCCTTTTTATATATTTTGAGTTTCGTATTCAACTATATGTGATAGAAGAATTCCAATTTGATTTAAGCCTTTATCTTATACATCAAATTGGTTCGGCTAAAAACAATTTGAAGGAGTGTTTGTAATATTTTTAACGATCTTATTACTGGATCTATATTTAATTAGAACAAACACTCTTAAATTGTAGTAT